AAGGACACCAAGGACACCAAGGACGATATTGGTACTCTTGACTTCTTGCCCGACCTGGTAAAGTTTGAAATCCACAAGATTATTTATGTTAGCTTTTAAGCCTTCTTACCACGAACTTTAAAACAACAATCATTACCGTACTTGTTAGATTTGACTTCAAAACCATCAGGACATTCACCATTTATGGGGCGACGGGGCTTAGGGCATCCTTTTTGCTCTTGTGTTTTTGATCATATAACAACAATATTTTCCATGTTTATTTAGCTTCTTTTCCATTCCTTCTGGACAAAGACCGGTAATTTTGTCGGGTCTTCGCTTTAATGGGCAACTGTTTATTGTTTTTTCTTTTCCTTTTGGCCTCATATTAAGCGGTACATCTTCAGGTATATCAATGATTGATGGTTTATTGTATGTTTCTTGTTCTTCAGGCGGTGTGTTATTACCATTTTTATACAATTTGCGGAACAAGAAATGATCTATAGCAACGGATTTTAGGGCATTTTCAGCAATCTCGACCATTTGCTTTTTGTTTGGTATGACTTTGTCATAAATAAATTCGTCGGCTGTCATCTCTATAGATAGAGACTCGGTCTTAATGACATATATATGCACTTTCACTTCGCGTTTTAAAAATTCATGGTCTTTGGGTATGTCAATGTGTGAGCAAAAACGGATTGCACGACCTTCTACTTGTGTTTTTGCAGATTGATTCCAAACAGGGTCTAGCATGTGCAAATGTTGAATATGTTTAAACGATACACCTTCTTTAACCGATGGACTTCCTAAAACAAGGCGTATGTATTTGCCATCAAGATTACTCTTGTGATTTATGACGCTTTTAATCATCTGTTTCTCTGCATCCTTGATGCTCCCATCCCACAAGGCGTAAACTTTATATTCATGTTTTGCACCAAGTTCTGGTTTCTTTTTTACATCGCTTATACTGATCCAACCCTTTTTACGAAGGGCAGCTTCGACTATCTTGAGACCCTTTTCAATAAAGTTACTATAAATCATATGCTTACCCTTTAATGTATCTATTTCGTTTACAAGTGCTTTCACTTTGGGGGCGTATTTATCTTGATTAGCAATGACCTTGTTGATGTTCTTATCCGTTATATTTGCATTCTTTTCTAAACATGCAATCGATACTTGACGTTGTTTTGCAAGGAAACTTTCCTTGTATTCATCATCGTCATCTCCTGCGGCTAATATACGAATTGTTAGTTCTTCCTGAAGCTTACTCATTGGGATATCATGTGTTTCATAAGAAACTTTTGGATATGCATTAGGACTAGTTCCAGGGAAATAACTTACCATACCCCTCAGACCGTCAATAGCATGATTCAATGTTGTGTTTTCATCTATTTTAATTTTTGGATTCATTATTGAAACAAGATCCTTAAACTGTCGTATATTATCAAAGACTGGAGTTGCTGTCATCAAAATAAACTTGCATGAGTTTGAAGCATGTGACAGCATGTACTTGAAAACGACAGTGTTAATACCAACAATCTTCTTGGGTATTATTCGGGTTTCTTCCATTTTTGTGTACTGTTCCAACTTGTACTTCATACTGATTAAGTTGTGTACTTCATCAATGATGACCAAAGAGTTATGTGTAAACATCTCGACCCATTGCTTGAGGTTGTGTGCTTTTGCAGCAGATGCTCTAAATTTCTCGAAAGACATGATCTCATACTTCTCTTCAATAGCTTTCATGAATTGTGAACGTAACTTGCGCTTACGTGATACACTTGTATTTGAATCGTGATAACGAATAAAGTCCTCCCGGGAAATATATGCGTTCATACCACAAGGTGATATTAGCTCATCAAAGAAGTTTGTACGTAAACGCGCAGGGAGAATAACTTTTACTTTGTGTGATGGATTTTGACGCAGATATTCTTCAGCCATTGTGATACTGGTGCATGTTTTACCTGATCCAATTTCGTGATACAATAATATATTCCTCCACGACTTTTCCCTCTTCATCCAATCTTTCATGAAATTTTGTTGTACTTGCAACTTAAAATCAGTATCACCAATACAGATATCATCCATTGTCCTTGTGTCCGCGTGTTGTTCGTATTTTTTGTATTTGTGGAATGTCAGTGTTCTAGATTTCGTACGCATCTTTATTTTATTGTGACATTTATTTAATAATGAAGTCTATCATATTGTTCATTTTCTTTGCTGGTATCATTATGCTAATTCATGGGATATATGATCAAAAGTATAAAACTTTGCAACAAAATGTAAGAGTCGAATATCGTTTCATTCCAAGGACATACTACGAAGAACAACTTGCTGAGAACCCTAATGTTGCAAGCAATTACAAGAACATGTTCCAAAAAGAGTCACCGTGGTTTGAAAGGAACGTGGGTATGGCGAATCCAATGAAAGAGACAAATAACCCTAACGCAAAGTAATGTATTTTATGAGAGAATGATAAATATGTTAATTTATATTAAAAATGGCACGCACGCCAAAGCTGACATCTTCAAAGGGTATATTTGGCTTTGGAATTGTTGCAGATATTATCATAGGATGTACATGTATTGTTCTAATAATAATTGCAGTTTCTTTATCACGCATGTACTTTTACACACAAAAAACAGATCCAACAATTCAGGAACATGTGTATGGTGAGTATAAAGTACTTGAAATTAGAGGATTGTTAACTCCACAAGAGTGCGATGAAATTATTGCATATGCACAACAAAAAGGAATGTATGAAAGTGACGTTTTGAGCTATGGATCGTCATCAGGCACTGAAGTCATGGACCAGTACCGCAAGAGTAAGACGGCATGGATATCCGACGATGAAAATCCTATCACCATGCGTTTAGCTTTGTACTCTGAACAAATAACTGGTCTACCCCGAGAAAATCAAGAAATGTTACAAGTTGCGTTCTATGAAAAAAATGGTAAATTTAACGAGCATTTCGATGCATGCGTATTTGAAGACAAAAGTTTTTGTGACAAGATGAATAACAATGCTGGACAACGAAGGTCAACGCTTCTAATCTATCTAAACGATGATTTTGAAGGAGGTGAAACCGAGTTTGTCAACATTGGCTTAAAAGTGAAACCTGAAAAAGGAAAAGCCATTTTGTTCTGGAATACGGATGAAGACGAAAACATCATACAAGAATCAAAACATCGTGGAAATCCTGTGATAAGTGGGCAAAAATGGATATGTACAAAGTGGTCACATGTAAGCGCATTTCAGTAGCAGTAATGAATGAGTACGAGCTAGAGGGATATATCAACGATATCCTTTTTTAACTGTTAACGGTATTGCAGATCTTTTCTTGAATTTTGTCATATCAAAAACGTCTTCTTCTTCTTCCTCTTCTTCGTCATTTTTCACGTTTTCATTATGCATTTGCCAAAATATTTTGCTTCCAAGCGTATATTGTTCGTGATCTTCTGCTTCATACCAATATACACATTCTTCGAGTTTATTTGACATGGATGTATTGTCAATGACGAGACAACCATAGCCTTCTGTGATGACATCCATTACGGAACAGAATACATCAAATGTTGGAAATATCGATGCATAATTCTCGTATATTCTTTTTCTATTGTTGAAATTGTTCTCTCTCAAGATGAATGCAAAATCAACATTTGTACGCAAGTCTGGTGGCACACCTAGAGGATATTGCATAGGAAGCAAAAACATTAGCTTTCTGTGACGACCATTCATGAAAATATATCTGATGTTTTTATCACGTTTCCAACAATTATCATGAAGGCAGTCGTCCATTATAAGAAATGCACGTGGGTCGATTGACGTTTTACCATATTGTTTTTTTTCTTTATTGTATCTTTTCATGATAGCAGACTGTCTTTTCAATATGTTGTCTATGATTTCAGGCTTGTAGTCTTCATGAATAAACAACTTTGGTACCATACTTCCGTAAAAGTTGTTGGATGACTCAGAACCTGAAATAACAGACCCAACAGGAATATCTCGATGATAATACATGATGTCACGAATAAGAAAAGACTTGCCTGTCTTGCGCTTTCCTAACAATACAACAACGTTGTCGTCCTGAACTCTACTTATATCGAACTTTTTGAGTTCAAGTTGCATATTTATTATTTCAAGATATTTCTTAGAATGGAAAGGAACACAGTATAAGGATAATGAAAGGGATAAGTCTAACGTGTCACAATCAAAGGTCGTTCTGCTCTAAGTTCATCGCCATCATCAAGTGATGCATTTTTAAAAATGGAATTGTATCCAACAAGTTTCAATACACTCTTATGCTCATTCATATCATTTTTAAACTGTTCTATATTGTTGATAATAGAGATGGTCAGTTTTTTATCCTTCTTTTGAATGAACCTTTGAAATTCTGCCAATGTATCATAGATAGTAAACTCCAGAGACTTGGAAATGTTATCCTTGGCTGTTACTGAGTTCATTTTTGTTGATCACAATATTTGTTATGTTTTTCAATTTTTTCAAATTTAATTGTCTACTGTGGCTTGAGTCTTCATCTCGCTCATTATACAAATTGTAATTGAATTATAATTGAATTATAATTGAAGAAAATGAATAATTTTCTGACGACCTGGGTTCGAACCAGGGACCTAAGGATGCCTTTTCACACAATTACAGTCCTTCGCTCTTCTAGCTGAGCTATCGTCAGTCATGCATCGTGCAGGATTCGAACCTGCGAACCACTAGGGAGTGCATTTCACAGCTAAACTGTCTTAAGTGCACCGGATTTGACCGCTTTCCTAACGATGCTTCACCCTTACTCCATCCCTACATAATAATGTAGATTAAGCCTTATATGATTTTGTCACACGAACATTTTGAATTACTTGCCGTTTATTCAGGATTTTTGTTGCATCTTACCTCTGAACGACTAGAGTTTCATTATAATTTCACAAGCAACACACTTATAAATGTAACATAATAATAAAATGAAATATAAAATCGAGGATGTTATGGGAGATGGGAGTTGTTTTTTTCGTTCACTCTATGTTGTCTTAAAACACAAGAAAATTGCATCACGGTTTATCAAACAATTTGCAAATGATTTTAAGCTCAAAGGGGGTGAAGAAGAGTTTGTTGAAACAATGCGGAAATTGCTTGTAAATCTAATAATCCAAAAGAAAGATTGGGATATTGTACATAATGTATATCAAAATCTTAAGCTTTTGAAAAGAACAGACTACATAACTATAATACAAACAAGTTTCCCAACGTGGTTTGTCTCTTCATTTTCTTATTTACCGAAAACGGAATGGGATTTCCGTAAGAAATTCGCACAAGGGGTGTTGGTAAAGTCACATTGGGTTTCCGAAATAGAAGTTGCAATTGTAGCCAAAATGATAAGCGAATTAAAATATAATTTACAAATATTCAACAAACTACCTCGCAAAGATTTTGTTTTTGAACCAAGAGGGTTGTATTTACTAAACCGTAATGAAGTACACTATAATGCCATAATCGTTGATAATACGAAGGAGAAGAAAGAGAAGAAATGCAACGAAGGACAAATTTTAAATCCGAAGACTCGTCGGTGCGTGTCACAGACATCATGTAAGGGATACGAGGTATACTACAACATAATGATGAGTAAGCCATAGAAAATCTTATTGTTATCGACTGTATTGTTGCTACTCTATCGTGCAATTATCTTATTGAATATTCTCTTACAAATGTAAATGGATACAGAAAATTGTAAGAGTATGCAAATTCAACTGGCATCTATATGTAGAGCACATAAATGTGACATTTATAATGCTGCGCGTTATTATAGACAAGAACATCTCAAAAAAGCATACAAATTCTGGAAAGTTGTTGAAGACAAATTCAATAAAGAAACCGACTTGGTAACTAATATAATACAACGTGAAAAGGCGTTGACACAAAGGTTACACCAATTTACACCCAACACAAAAGAATGGAATCTTTGCAAACAAGAAATTATAAATTTGGCAAATACACCAGTCTCTATAAATATGAAAGAAATGAAACTTGCACAATACGCGCTTAAGAAAGCTCAAGAAGATATGCAAGAGCAAAATATAGAAACGTTGATAAATAACACATTTAAAGATGGTTATTTTCCTGAAGTATGGAAAGGTTGTTCGCACATAAGATGATATTACAAATTCTTTTGCAAGTATAATTGAAGATGTTGAATGTGCAATCTCAAAGAATTGCAACCGAACGTCTTCCTTTACAGATAAAACTTATGCCACATCAACGAGCTATGGTATATGAAATGTTAATGATTGAAAATAGAGATGCAGCATATGCTATGATGAGTGATAAACCTGGTGCAGGTAAGACATACGCTGTTCTAGCGCTTATTTATTTTCTAAACAAAGTCATGTTTCCTGCTAAGAAACATGTTAATATGATAGTTGTTCCTTACAATATATGTACGCAATGGAAACATAGCATGGAGAAAATATATGGACCAAGTGGTTTGATGATTAAATACAAGACTTTAACAGAGTATTCAGAGATGATGTCTTTGTACATCGACCCTTCTGTCTTGATGGAATATGATATACTTCTTACAACTTCGTTGTATTTTGACAATTTGGCGAAAACACTGGCATCATTACGCTTACGTTTACGACGGGTGTTTTTTGATGAAGCAGACACAATTAAAAGCTTATTGATGACTTTCATTCTATTATTACCTTATTAATAAAAAGGGTGATTACGATGTTGAGAAGAATATGATAGACAACAATCGTAAAATCCTCGATAAAGTACTTGTGAAAAAACTGGAGTCTATGAAGCTGTCTTACTTTTTGGAATCATCTGTGCAAGTAACCGACAGGCAAACCTTGATTGCGGAAAATGAAGATTCTGCAAAAAACCCAACATTTGTCGCGGCACTAGAAAGTCTAAGAAATGCTATCATTTATTTGGGTATGTTTTTGTACCCACTGTATCTAAAAGAATCCCCGACTTCAGCAGAGTTTTCATCGAAACCAGTATATACTTATTTGCCTTAAAATATAACGGGGGAAGAAAGCAATAAATTCAAATTAGATACCAAAGACTACTTTTCCAAGAAAGCAGGTGAAAGATATACAGAAATGATGGTGCAAGTGAAGAATGCAAATCCCAATGAGATCAATCTTTTGTTAGCCGATTTCGTACAGCAATTTGAGGATTATATCACAAAGTACATGAACGAACTGTTAGTGGTCATGCAAGGGACTGACTTGTTTGTTTTGGATGAAAAGTATATAACATCCAAGATAGACGAACTATATCGTTTAGTCCCTTTCGCATATGTAGACGATATCTTCAAGAGATTGTACAAAGAAGCTTTCTTGAAGGTATTGTTGCCTTTAGTAAAAACCAAGATATACTCGAACCTTGATACGACGGGGACCAACCCTACAGTAAACAATATGTTGGCCTTCAAGGAGAGCCTGGTTATTGAAGGTTTAGCAGATGAACTTTCAAGTTATAATATCAACATCAAAGAAAACATACCATACGTTCTAGACAGTATTATCAAAGATACATCAGGAACTGTTGACGATAAACTCTTGGCAATCTTCAAACGTATTCTGTTAAAACTTGATCAGTCTATTGAGCTGAAGAAAAGCATGAAACGTGCTAAAGATGTTCAAGATCCTCGATTTGTGAGTGGCGCGGAGTTCAACAATCTTATTTCCGATATATCCTTAAATGATATTACTCGAGGCTTAGACACATAATACCTTTACGAGATCCTGAACGACTTTTACATGGAGGTAAGTGGTGCAATAGGTACAAGTGCAAACACGACAAATCCTGTAAATAGAACAGAACATAATATCTTTTATGGAAAGCAAAAGAATCTCAAGATTGCGGGTGTAACTCTATTCATGATATTGTTGTTTATCATTCCGGAAATTTTCATATATTACTTGATAGGGTGGGCACAAGGCTTGACCAATCTGAATTATGAAAGAAAACAAATGGATTCTTCGCAACCGGGCTACAAAATACTAAAGGCAATCGTGCGAACAAAACAGATCAATCATTGGATCAAGATCTCTCTTGTGTTTGGTTTTGCTATCTTTATGATGGCCATGTTGTTTTCCTATTACAAGAAAGCTATAGATGCTTTTGAGTTTAACAGGGATACAATAGAAACAAACACAGGTAATTTATTGGATGCCATCACAAGATTAGATACACAGTTTGGTGTCATTAAACAAAAAATAGGCAACAATTCCTACATGAGAATAACGGATCTTAAAGATATCACCGATGATATGAAGGCAGATCTTTTCAAAGACATCCTTGATCTCGTTGACAAATACGAAAAATGCAATTACATTATCAATGTATCTCAAAACCATTTGCCTTTCCCGTACACTGAATTGATTTTAGATGGTTTTATGATCGGCGCAAGTGCATTGTGTTTTGTATATGTTTTTGGTCAAATGAGTCCCCTTGAGAGATTGTCTAAGATCAAAAAACTGAACAAAATGAGAGAAGAAGTTTCATTTATACCAGATGACGAAATGAGCAAGCTGGTTGATTTAGAAAAGATATGCAACGACGAACAGATCGACACAATTGCATTTACACTCAAGATTATAATATTTTCATTCATCTTTATGTTCCTTCTTTTCTACACGTTTACAATCATCTCTAGCACAGGAGACTTTAAGAATGGATTGTACAATAGTGTATATTTCGAAGAATCGAGATGTTATAATGGGTGAGTGGTATTTTAATAACAAATGCACACATTGTTAGGTATTGTACATATCCTGCTTTTTATTTCGTATTGTTCATATATTTTTTTGGCGTGTTTTGATTCCCAATCCTAAAGTTTTTGATACACTGTATTTGTACAGTGTTTTGATTATAATCTTATTATGGTTGGTGTGTAACGATGAATGTATTATCACAATAATATACAAAAAACTAAAAAACAAGGCAAACGATGCTTCTGATTTGGAAGATTTACTAGGGGCTAACAAACATTGGGTGGGTCATATATTGGTTACATCAATATTTATTACATCACTGTTCATGTTGAGTATATACAAGGTAACTTCAATACCAGTAATTTGTATGTTTATATTTGTATTTGTATATTTAAGACTTACAAAAAGTGAACATAAACAAAAACTCGAGTGCAGTACAAGCAATGATTATAGTAGTTAATATTGTTATTTTTGCCAAATCATTATAAAAGATGTCTAGACCACAGGTAGAAAACATATCCACATTAGTGTAAAAACCCCAATAAGTCTAGATATACCAAACGTGTCTTTTTGTAGTGTTGGGTTGTAAACCAAAAACAGCAATGGTATCACAACTAAACAAGTATACACAATTAAAAGCCAATCGCTAATAGATTGAATTACTAATCCAATCGACAAGTATATTAAATATAATGGCAGTGTTTCCAAAGCTCCTGTTATTATTGCGCCAAACACATTTTTATTGTTTTTATTCAATTCACATATAACATAGTTCTGTACGTCGTCGCACATTTGGGACGATAGCAACTTGTGTATTGTGTATATGTTCTTGTTCCTTTCAGAAGCGATAAAGGAAATGTTATTTCGGTTGAAAAAAGAGTAGTTGATATTGATTGTATTATCTTCTAATGTGACGACTTTATGGAACCAGTATGCTGGTATGTAAAGCATCTGTGTGGGCAATAAAGTAACTTTATATGTTTCCGCAAAGTCATAGTCAATAACGATATTGGAAAGTGGATAAACCGGTAGAGAATTGGGTGTCGATAAGTAAAATGTTTTTGCTCCTTGAACACACACATTAAAGATATCAATACCGTTACCGTCGTAATGCCATTTAGTTAAATTCCCTTTGTTGTGTTTCCACACCCGCAATGTTCGTTTCTCAAAAATTATACTGTCATTATTCAATAATCCTTCAGTCATTGGATTGTCACAAATATCTTCATAAGGTGTTCTGTAAGATGTTACGTTACCGATGTTGTATTTTGCTTTTTCATCCCCCCATAATTCAATATGTTTTTTGATGTTTTTGATATTACAACTTTTATCATCAAAAAAATTATTCACTATACATGGCTTATTCATGTTGATGTACTTTTCTAGGAAAAGGTCAAACTTTACTACGGAACAATCTATGGTGTCTATCATTACTATTTGTGAATAAATAATTATTTTTTCACAAGATCAATACACTTCAATACGTCTGCATAAACTTCATCATGTGTACGGTTTCCATCTACAATAATGATTTTGCATTTTTTGTCAGAAACAGTGTATGTACGCGCCAGGTATTCCGTTGTGTTGAAGATGTCTTCATATTTTTGATGAACTGCTTGTAGGTAATCGAGAGGCACCTCATCTTCACATTGGCGAGCTCGCTTCTTCATTCTTTCCATGCTGGTTTCAGGATTCGTCCTGATGTAAATTACCACGTCTGGTGTCCACGCGAGCTTATCGTATACTTTTTCAAACAGTTCGAGTTCAAGCTTGTTCATACGGCCTTGATCATATTGCAGTTTTGAAAATACATAGCGGTTAGAAACGGGCGACCTTTCATAAAGAGACAGGAACTCACCATTAGATTGTGACATGACATGGTTTGTATCAGCATCAATGGCTAGTTTGTTTGGGAAGAATGATAGTGTAGTGATTGGCAAATATAATCTTAGCCTTACACGGTTGAGATCGAACAATGTCGTATGTGACCCTCAATTTGTAAATGATAATATTGTATTACCATCACCTGAAACACACGAAATAAAATGCAAGAATATTTTGATCTTCTTATGAAGATTGTTGATTCCCAAGTCAGAGAGAATATGCATGCAATGGATTACAGATGTTTACGCACAGAATTTGTGTCACCTACTCTGAAACTTGAATCAGAATATGATGCATGCAAATATATACTACATGATACTATAGCAAAGGAAATAAACAGCTTACGACTTATAGAGGCTTATGAAAAAGATTATAAAGAATGCATACGAAAGGGTATGGATAATCCAGCAATTATAAGTATCGAGCAGAAGATTAATGAACACAAGGCTATTGTCGAAGAGTGCGAAAGACGCAAAACGATATTTGATAATTTTAGGAAGACACATGGAATATTACATGAAGATCATTGTGACTTTGAAGAAATTTTACAAGAATCCAAAATTGAAAAAATAAAAGATATATTATGTAATATTGGTACAAGACAAGTTATTTTATTTACCAACCACGATTATATCTACACGATGCTCAAGCCATTTATGGTTAAAAACAACATAACATTTAGGGAACTTGACGGCGGTAATATCAACAAAATGGATTCGATCATTAATGCCTTCAAGAACAATGAATTCTCTGTTCTTCTTGCGGACAGCAGCATGTACTCTTGTGGCATGAACCTTGAAAATACAAACGACATTATATTTGTACATAAAATGGATGACCAAAAAGAAAAACAAGTTATAGGGAGAGCACACAGGTACGGTCGTGAAGGATCTTTAAAGGTGTGTTATGTAACATATATACACTAGGGTTTAACATTTATACACAAAAACGGTTTCATAAGAAGAATTGCACAAGTGCTAGAAGCCTAAGAGAAAATCCCAGTAGAAGTCGAACAATTCATTAAAGAAGAAGATCCGTTTACATGGGAAAAATTACACATGACTGATTTTACATAACGTGCTGCTAAGGTTATTACTGTATTATTTACCTGACAACCTGATGTTATTGTTGTCGTTCGTGAATAGAGAGATAGAATTCTTAATAAGTGTGGTGGAGAATATGTGTAACCACTAAAAGAACCTCTTTAATTATGTTGTTCTTTGTTATTTCTTTGTTATTTCATTATATAACAAAATGAAGCTGGTTACTGTAGCAACCGAGTCTAAAGGCTATTTCAAATGGTTGATCGAATCATGTAATCGCCACAAATATGATTTAAAAGTACTCGGCTATGGTCAGAAATGGCAAGGATTCGCTTGGAGATTTAAGCTTGTCATGGATTATCTACATGGGTTACCACCAGATGAAGTAGTGTGTTTTATTGATGCCTATGATGTTATCATGTTATGTGATTCAGATATCCTTGAGGCTAAGTTTAAAAAAATACATGAAGACACTCGATGTAAAATTGTAATTGCAAAAGAGGTACACAACACATTACTTATAGAAATGCTGTCATTTTGGACTTTTGGGTTATGTAAATCACAATATATAAATGCAGGGACATACATCGGATATACAAAGGATATTATTGATGTACTTTCTTTATCAATGTCTATAAATAACAGTGACGCAGCGGATGATCAACAAATACTGAATAACGTATGTCGTGCATTTCCACATAACGTAACAATTGACGAAAATAACCAATTGTTCCTTACATTTGTAACACAATATTCAGATGTACCACTTGATAAAGTAAAATATGCAATACAAAAACATAATCCATGTATATTTCATGCACCAAATAATGGATATATGGTTAATCTTTTGAGATATCTGGGCTACAACGTGAGTTTAGAAGATGAACAAATGTTGCTAAAAGATACCAGACAAGGATATTATAATCATATATTATACTTTGGAACACTTCCACAAAATATAATCGTTTTGTTGCTTGTTATTTTGATAAGTATCTGGATGGTATGGATGATAAGAAAGCGAACAAATAATATTAAATATACAAAAGTAAAGTAATGGAAAACATCACAGAAACATTTGTTATTAATTTGAAAGAATGCAAAAAGCGCATGGCTGCTATTGATAAGAATTTGACCGAACAAAACATACGATACACAAGATGGGAAGCAATAAAAGGAAAAGATATGAACATCGTTGATGTACACGAAAACACATCCATGATGTGTAGGAAATTCCTTTGTAACAACGGTATAATTGGATGTTTTATGTCCCACAAATTGCTGTGGAAACATATTGCGACTAAATACGGAAATGACAACTATACATGGGTTCTTGTCTTAGAAGATGATGCTAAACTTGTCAAAGGTTTCAAAGATAACTTAGCTAACGTGTTTTATGAGATGCATGATTGGCCTAGTGGTGTAATGTATCCTGAATTTATACATCTTGCATGTAACATATTCTGTAATTTAGGAACAATTACACCTCATATATTTCATTCGGTAGTAGTCAATACCACACGTGCATATTTGATAAGTGCCGCAGGGGCTTCAAAGCTTATACGTATATTTCCAACAATAAATTATCATGTTGATGCTTCGATATCTATAAATCAAATCTTACACAGAAACTTGGGATATTATACCACAAACAACTTTGTCACTAACAACGATGGACAAATATCATCAATATCTATAAACAGTTTTCCAAGGATATTGCCAGATTTCTTGAATTTGCTTCTTGTCAAAGGTTTGGGATTTGATGCTGTTAATATATTATTTGAATCACCAGTTGTATCATTCGAAAAAACAATCAATGTGAATATAGCCGTATTTATATTTATTCTCATTGTTGCATTTCTCATAGCAAAAGGATTGTATACCTGGGCTTCGATGTATGTACTTATCGAAATTATATATTACACAGTTACACAGAAAATGAAAGGGAACAATGAATGCTAACACTTACTACGAATTGAAATTGAAAATGCAATCGCAATGTATGAGGTTGGACCTATGTATATGCATATCATTAAGTAAATTCTGATACTCTATCAATGCATTCTGTCAAGTCGTGCACGTCGGATGCAATTTCACTTAAATGCGTCCCATCGCTAATCCAAGCAATGATATTTGAAAGGATCTGCAAAGTAGCATAAGCCATTTTGTTTCCGATATTTCAATGTAATTCATGTACATACATCAATTTTCATAGTATATTATACCAAAAATGGTATTATATTTGTTATGCGTGTTTTATTTGATTATCATTTCTGTAAATAATATAAATTACAAAACATGCGCAGAGTTGTCGTTACCCCTGCAGGGAGACAACGATATCTTGAAGTATTACTTGAACATATGCAACGCGGGTACAATAATGATGCATTTGTTCAATGGGATTTGTGGTTAAACACAAATGTGACTGAAGACATTGACTATTGTCGTTATTTAGCATCACAGTACTCGTGGATTAAAGTAGTTGAAGTTCCAGATATTAACTCAGTGAATAACCGAAATATATACAAATTCTTCAAGTATGCATGTGATCCAGAAACTGTATACGTACGTCTAGATGACGATATTGTTTATGTTGAACCTGGTTTTTTTGATAAAATCTATCATTTCAGGATCACAAATCCTGAACCATTTCTAGTATACGGTAATATTATAAATAATGCAATAATTTCACATATTCATCAACGAAACGGTCTTTTCAAATACAATAAACTTGGTGGATATAAATGCATGGATGATGTAGGCTGGAAAGACCCTTTGTATGCAGAAACAGTTCATCGAGCATTCTTGCAAGATTTGAAAGATGGAAATATCAGCAAATGGCATAAAAGCTTTGGTTCATGGACGTGTTTTGATTATGAACGTGTGAGTATTAATTGTATAGCATGGTTGGGAAAAACTTTCAAAGAATTCGAAGGTGATGTTGGTGTTGACGAGGAAGCTTGGTTGTCTGTTGATAAACCTAAAATGATGAACAAACCAAACGTCATACTTGGGGATGCCATCGTTGCACACTTTTCATTCTTCACTCAAAGATCACATCTCGACAACACAGACATATTACAAAAATACAAGGAATGTATAAATATACCGCAAAATGAGAATGTCACAGAATCGCAAGCAATACAAACCAAACCAGTCAAACCCGTCATACAAATCAAACAAGCTCTTCAAGCCTGTGCCATAACTATTGCCTCACTTGGAAGGTTGCAAAAAGAATTATTGGATTATTCATTAGATTCTTCAGAGGATGAAAAAACTATTTAAATAAAAGACGTGTTTTTGATGTTACCCACCATGAATAAGTACAAACTGCATGAGCAACTCGGGAATGGTGGTTATTCGACAGTTTTTAGATGTACCGATAATATTGGAATACGTTACGCATGCAAAGTTTTGTCAAAGACAACAAACAAGAGATCACGTGTACAACAAGAGGTAGACATACTAAAACAATTACAATACTCAACGAAAATTCCTAGACTCGTTGAAGCTCTAGAAGACGATAATTCATTTTATCTTGTCCAAGAGTGGTGTAAGGGTGGACAACTCAAAGAATATGTCGCAAAATATGATTTGTATGGTGAAAACACTGTCGCAAGCATTGCACGTGGTGTTTTGAGGGGATTGTGTCACATTCATCAGTGTGGTATTATACATAGAGACATCAAAGCCGGTAATATTTTGTTTGCAGACAAAGGTCCAGATGCAGAGGTTAAGATTGTTGATTTTGGTGCTGCAATAAATTACGACTTCAATGAGACATACGTAAGTAACATGGTAGGTACGCCATGGTTCATGCCACCTGAAGCCATGCAAAGTATATATACACCGTCGTCCGATGTTATGTTCCAACTTTTGAGCGGGAACATGTCATTCAATGATAAAAATAATAAATATAATCCGAGTTTGCAAGCATTATGGCATTCTATTTTGATGGATGATCCATCATTCAGAAGCAAATCATGGATAAATATCAGCGACAGTGCAAAAGACTTTGTAAAAATGTGTTTGAATAAATGTCATAAAGAAAGACCTTCAGCTGTCGAATGTCTCCAGCATCCTTGGTTGACAAGTACTGAGTGTGAAGACAGATTCTCTGGCGTACAATTATCATGTACTCCATTCAAATACGAGAGTGAGTCATGTATGAATACTCGGTCAATTTACTGCAACAACAATGATGTTCGTTCATATTGATTATATACTTTTTGTTGTGCTATCATAATGGATAGTATATTTCAAGAACTGGATAATAATCTACTGCAAATAATGCCAGAATTTAAAAGATTGTTTGCAAAAACAATGAATTGTATAGTCACTCAGGGTGGAAATAAAGATCTTCAACATGCTGCATTAGTGAGGTTAAATGAATATAAAAATATTTTATATGCGTTTGAACAACTGAATATTCAAACCGAATCTTCACATGAAAGTCTTAAATGGCCAAATACACTTAAAGAATTTAATAATGAAATTGAAAGTGTCAATGTTGGGAAAGGTTTGTTTCAACTTATTGATGAAGCTGACGAGGCTATCTCACATAATCCCCCAAGACACGCACTAGCTTCTTCAAGGATATTCCTTGTAATACACTTAATGAAACACGCATTACCCTTGATTCCACTCAGAACCAAGATTGAACTTATCACCAAAACTAATGTAGTAATAATGAAACGTAATAACCATGTACATAATTGGGAATCATGTCATGGTATCATTAAAACACTTACACCATACCATGCATTTAGTGATAACGATTTTATAACAGTAAACTGGTATTGTGAACAATGTTCATTCAGTTGGCATGATGTGATGTGTTCCTCGCATGATATTTTTGCACATTCAAAATGTCCGAAATGTAAATACCCTTTTATAACACACGTATCTGTAGAGACAAATATGCTCAGGAGAATGAGTAAAAACGTATGTATTCATGATAACAAAGGTATTATACCACGTTTTAGAAGAGGTATTAATAATATACGCGCAAAGATCTTTCGTAAAAACCGTGATGCTTTAAACAAATAATGTTTTTATATAATATAAATGTCTTGCAAAACTCAACATGATGGTGGTTCTCCTAAACCCCCTTCAACATTTGGTGGTACAGTAACGAAAGAAGTGAAAAATTTAACAACTAAAAAAATAGCTAAATCTGGAACTACTCGTAAAGTGTACCGTGATAATGTATATGGTATTACTAACAATGTCATTGCGCGCTTGGCACATAAAGCTGGCGTAAAAACTATAAGTGGTTTGATATACAAGGAATTACGTGCCATCATCAACAATAATTTCCTTGAGCCTGTTGTTCAAGCTTCTTTGACATATATGGAACATGCTAATCGTGTTACTGTATCCCGTGAAGATGTTCTTGAAGGATTCCGTATAAAAGGTTTCACTATATATTCAGGGGGTGATGAAGCTAACCCTAAGAAATGTAAGGATTATGATTCTACATTGAAAGAAAAGAAGTCTGACAAGAAAGTAAAACCTGGAATGAAATCTCTAAAAGAAATCCGTCACTATCAAACACAATCTGATTGTGTATACATTGCTCGTGCGGCTTTTGAAAGACTCGTAAAAGAAATTGTTCAAGATGTCAGGACTGATGCAGTTAGATGGTCTTCTGATGCAATGGGTCTTTTACAACAATCTATTGAAGCTGAAATTGTTAATTTTATCGAAAACGCAAATTTGTGTGCCATCCATGCAGGTCGTCAGACTCTGCAACCCAAAGATCTTCAATTAGTCATGAAAATATTGAACATAAAAACGTAGAATCATTTTGAATCATAAATCATCAAAAAATACAAAAATGATTCTTCGAAAAATTAGGTGTCTCCCCCCCCCCTTTTTATAAAACCTATAAAAATACTATTTTTTCTAATCAGAAAATGTAAAATTTTTCGATGTTTTAATCGATGGCTTACGATAAAGTTGCCACCAACTATTTTTGTTGGTACCAACAAAAATACCAACATTTATACTTTAAAAATACCTAAGGCAAATGTAAGTAGGATTTTTATGGGTGATAATACGTATTCATGTCCACGGTGTGGTTATCATACAAAGCTGCTTTGTAACTTCAAGAAACATCTTCAAATAAAAAGCATATGTCCGCCAAACATTGCTGATGTGTCTTTAGATATCCTTAAACAGTCGTTGATTACCACAAAAGACAAATCATTTGTTTGTGATGTATGTAACAGGAAATATAGTTCTAAAGAAACATTGAGGGTACATCTTAAGAAATGTAAAGATAGTTCTAATGGAAAAGTTGATTTAGAAGCACAGATTCATCGAATGAATGAAGAGCTTGCAGAGTTGAAGAAGAAATTCTCAACATTAGAATCTGAAAAACCTAACGTTGTGATCAATGGTAACATCCACACACAAAACAATATCAGCATTTCTTTACAACCAAATCAGTTTCTTAGCGAGAACATGGATTATATTGATGACGATTATGTTATTCATTGTGCAAAAAGACTTGATTCTGGATTGATTGACTTGATTAGAAACATAAGGTTCAATCCAGATCATCCTGAAAATATGAATGTAAAGATGCATAGATCAAAACAAAAAACTCTTTATGTTTTTAGGAATGACAAGTGGGAGATTTGTGATGCCAAATGGACTCTAGAAGAAATGATTGTGCATGGAGCAAGGATTCTTTATCAAAAGATGCTTACAAATGTAGATGAAGAAAAACTTCTTCAAGATGATACCTTGGAATCAAAAGTTAACAGTTGGCTTCTTTCTGTACTTCCTAAAAACAATGAAAAAATCATGGGTAAATTATCAAGAGGCATCTATGCTCTTATATTGAGCAATCAACTGCTCCTTGTTGAAGAAAATGCTGGTGAAATTGATAGTGATATCTGAGTATTGTATCCGAAAGTATAAATGTTGGTATTTTTGTTGGTACCTATAAAAATAGTTGGTGCTCATTTTATCGGAACAACCATGATAATAAAACGAAAAAATTGAAAAATGAATCGGGGAGCAAAATAGTATTTTTATAGGTTTTTAAAAGAGGGGGGGGGGGAGACACCACTTTTGGCAAAATGGATTTTTGAAAAAATGAAGATTTTTATCGGGAAAATGATTTACCGATTTTAATCAGATATTTATATGATCCTTGTTGATCCTTGTTGATCCTTGTTGATCCTTGTTGATCCTTGTTGATCCATTATGTTACTTCATGAGTGTCCAGAAGTATCATGTTTATTCCAACTTCTTTAAACATTTCCATAGAAATTTTAAAATCGTCACCCCAACGTGGATTACTCAGATCAGGTTGTGTTGTAACTATGGTTTTGATTCCTGACTGAATTAGTCCCCTTGCACAATCTGCACATGGAAAGAATGTAACGACTGCTATTGCATTTTCAAGAGCTGTTCCACTTCGACATGCGTTATAAAGTGCGTTTCTCTCACTGTGTTCACACCATTTCATTTTAAGTGGGCGTGTCCATCTTTCGGGGACAGATTCATTTATGTTGCGTGGTAAACCATTGTAACCACAACTCAGTATCTGAAGCGATTCGGGTGCAAGAATAATACATCCAACTTTTGTACTTGGATCTTTTGAGAACAACTGAGCTTGATAGCTTGCTAGCTTAAAATACCGAATAGCTTTGTCCCGTCTCATTGCGCTTAAAAATTGATAAATGTTTATATGTGTTATACATATCAATCAATAACAAAAACTATATAACAAGAGTTCAATACAAGATCATATTGAATAAAAAATGACTCTTATCAGTTATATGTCAATTCCTGTAACAACTAAGTCAGGTGTAGTTAGATATATTAAAGTAGATCTTGCATCAAATCAACTTCAAGTAAAGTGTAATGATGGTGAATATCATGTGTCAGAAGATCTAAATGAGCTTGCTGAAGATGTTGATATGTATGACAGCGAGCATGACTGTGGAGAATGTTGTGATCACGACCACGATTTTAACTTTAACAATGCACAGACATCAGCAATGAGTCTCCTTCAACGATGTGCTGAGGAGTTTGCTAAGATGCACTACAAGAATGATTCTTAATGTATTTATTTTTATTTGGTGATCTGCAAAATTATTTTCCTGAGATCCCTTTTAGGCAATGAAAATTTGACTTAATTGTTGTTGGTATATCATATGAACAATGACAGCTGTTTCAGATACTATCATCCAAACAATTGCGACGAAAGTCCCCCATGAGACATTGTACGCATTCAAAGACTTTGTCCTTCAGAAAAAAGATATTGATATTTCAGGCATTATTCAATCATATTTACGCAAAACTACGTCCAAACGAGGCAGGAAGCCTTCGGGACCTTCGGGACCTTCGGGACCTTCGGGGCCTATTTATGAATATCAAGAATACATCAACACATTTTTATCCAAGATAAAAAACATTGATAAAAAAGGAGATGCATTTGTTACAGAAGCATGCAAGTGCTTGTAAAACGACTAAATATCGAGAAAAAAGTAAAATCGTTTTACTTTTACAGATAAACAAATCTAATTATATCACTTAAATTCAAAAATATATGAGTGCATCCAATGACGAAATTGTTGCTGAAACCCCACAAGACCCAGTTGAGTCTTCTGAATCTTCTGAACCAGTTGTAGAAGAGCCTACTGAACATGTTGAACTAGTTGAACCATCTGAACCAGTTGAACCAGTTCAAGAACCAGTTGTTGAAGAATCTACTGAACATGTTGAACCAGTTGAACCACTTCAAGAACCAGTTGTTGAAGAATCTACTGAACTCGTTGAACCAGTTCAAGAACCAGTTCAAGAACCAGTTCAAGAACCAGTTGTTGAAGAATCTACTGAACATGTTGAACCAGTTGAACCACTTCAAGAACCAGTTGTAGAAGAGCCTACTGAACATGTTGAACTAGTTGAACCACTTCAAGAACCAGTTGTTGAAGAATCTACTGAACTCGTTGAACCAATTGTTGAAGAATC